AATACACCTCAAGCAGACGAATCTTCCACTTATTTAAAAGAGTCTCAAGTTCAAGCGATGTCTCCGCAAGAATATGAGAAACACTCTGACGAGATTATGGAGGCTATCCGAACAGGAAAGTTTATCTATGATATGTCTGGTTCTGCCAGATAAATAAAAAAAGTGTTGACAAATAGTTATAAATCAGTATAACTATATGTAACCAAGTGTGGATGCATAGCGCAATGTGTCCACACATAACAGCAAACAAACACAGCTTACGGATTACCTGACGAGTTTGGCCTGTTGAATAGTAGGGCGGCCACCTTACTAGAATACACACCCAAATGAATTAGCCTCTGATTAGTCTGGTGAGTTTGCATCTGTAGAAAAATGCTAACTTAGGAGAAAAATCATGGCATTTGCAACCGCAAGTGGGTATGGTAATCTTCCTAACGGTAATTTTTCACCTGTAATTTACAGCAAACAGGTGCAGCTTGCTTTCCGCAAGTCTGCCGTTGCTGAAGCAATCACTAACAATGATTACTTCGGTGAGATTGCTGCAATGGGTGATTCCGTTAAGATTATCAAAGAACCCGAAATTACCGTCAAGTCTTACGCACGTGGTACAACAATCACACCGCAAGACCTTGACGATGAAGATTTCAACCTGACAATTGACAAAGCTAACTACTTTGCATTTAAGGTTGATGACATTGAAGAGGCACACAGCCACGTAAACTTCCAGCAATTGGCAAGTGACCGTGCTGCGTACCGTTTGGCTGACCAGTTTGACCAAGACGTTCTTGGCTACCTAACTGGTTTTAAACAGTCTGCAATCCACGGTGCAGCCGATACTGTTAACACAACTGTTAATGGTTCAAAAGCTGTAAGCACTGCTGGTTCTGACGAACTGTTGTCATCAATGAAACTGGAAGCTGACGATTTCGGTGGCTCTTCAGGTTCATCAATTGGCATTCAGCCACGTCTGCCGGGTGCATCTGCTGTACCGGGTTCAGGCAACGCTAACCCAACCATGATTATTGCTCGTATGGCTCGTAAGCTAGACCAGCAAAATGTGGATACTCAAGGCCGTTGGCTTGTAGTTGACCCAGTATTTCTTGAGGTACTGAAGGATGAAGATTCAAAACTTCTGAACTCAGACTTCGGTGGTGCTGGTCTGCAAAACGGACTTGTAGTGAATAACCTGCACGGCTTCCAAGTGTATGTTTCAAACAATCTGCCATCAATCGGTACTGGTTCTGGTACAACTGGTGGTACAAACGCATCAAACTATGGTGTGATTGTTGCTGGACATTCATCAGCAGTAGCTACTGCAGAGCAGATTAACAAGACAGAAACATATCGTGACCCTGACAGCTTTGCTGACATCGTTCGTGGTATGCACATGTATGGTCGCAAGATTCTGCGTCCTGAAGGTCTTGTTAACGCTAAGTTTAACTTGGTATAAGGGGAGTATTGAAAAATGGCTAACATTACTGCAGTACTGCACCCTGAATCAGGGAACTCACAGCGTGGACGTAATCCGTACTACGTAGATGTCACAATTGACCTGACAACAAATAGCATTGCCCCCGGTGATACTATTCAGGCAATTACCGTACCTGCTAACACATTAATCATGGCAGCAGGTTTTCAAGTTGTAGAATCTGCAACTATGAATACAGGTACAGATGCAACTGCTGCTCTTGGCTTCACTGGTGGTGATGTTGATGAGTTTGCAGCCGCACTGGACATTGACGGTGCATCTGATGGCGATTACGCTCCGCAGGTTTCAATTGATGGACTAGCACCATCTACTTCTTCTGACACAATTGACTTTGTGCTGGCAGGTAGTGGTGCGTCATTCTCAGCAGGTAAGCTACGTGCTTACGCTGTAATGATGGACATCAGTGACCAAGGTGACATGGCTGCTGACGAAGTAGACCGTGACACACTTGCATAAGTAATCACTTAGTGGGGGCAGGGCAACTTGCCCTCACTTACTCTTTTAGGAATTAGCGATGGCATATGATTACTTAGGCTTGACAAACGAAGTGCTGGCAAGAATGAATGAGGTAGAATTAACTGCCTCTAACTTTGTGTCTGGCGCACGTGGTTTTCAAGTACAGTGTAAAAACGCAGTAAACGATGCTGTCAACTATGTCAACCAACGAGAGTTTGGTTGGCCTTTTTCACATGCGACTAGCACTGTAACACTTGTGGCAAACACGACACGTTACTCTATTCCTGCTACAGCAACGCATGTTGATTATGAAACATTTAGAATATCAAAAGATAATACTCTTGGTGTAGCTGGTACAACTTTACGTGTGCTTGACTACAAAGAATATGTAGACAGATTTATTGACCAAGAAAGTACAACAGGTGTAGGTGGCGTACCTATTTATGTATTCCGTACACCTGACAATAACTATGGCTTGTATCCTTATCCTGATGCAGCTTACGAATTAAAGTTTGAGTATTTTGACAAGCCTACTGCTCTTTCTGCAGCAACAGATGTACCAACAATACCTGAACAATTTCGTCAGGTAATTGCAGATGGTGCTACCGCATATGCCTACCAGTATCGTGGAGAAGCACAGCAGTATGGAATAAACTTCTCACGTTTTGAAGAAGGTATTAAGCATATGCAGTCTATACTGCTAAATAGAGTAGACTACGTAAGGTCAACTTATATACCGCACTCACAGAGATACGGCATTAACGTAGCAGCATTTTAGGTGACACATGGCAGACGAATCAGGACTTAGCCCATTCGCCTTTGCCTGTTCTGGAGGATTGGTACTAGACCTATCTACCTTTGAAATGCAACCGGGTATGGCACTTGAGTTGCAGAACTTTGAGCCAGACATTAAAGGTGGATACAGACGCATTTCTGGCTACGCAAAGTGGAATAGTAATATTGTACCACAGGATGCTAGTGCTAGTGAAAAGGTACTAATGTCTGCTTACTTCAATGGTAAGGTTATTGCAGCCCGTGGAACTAAAATACACGAAGCTGGCAAAACAGGTAGTTGGACACAAATTGATACAGGTAGAACAAGTGCTGGTAAATATACACACTTCCGTTACAATTTGGCTGGCACAGATTTTATCGTGTGGGCCGATGGTGCAAATAATGCGACCAAGTATGATGGCACTACTGTTACTGACCTCAACGCAACAGGCGCACCTGCTAACCCAAAGTTTGTAGTAGGATTTAAAGACGCACTATTTTTTGCTGGTATGTCTGCTACACCACAGGCAATAACTTTTACAGCACCATTTACGGATAGTGATTTTAGTACAGCTAATGGTGCAGGTACAATAAATGTAGACAGTAATATTACCGGACTGTTTCCGTTTCGTGACCAACTGTTTATATTCTGTGAAGAACGTATATTTAAATTAGTTGGTAATACTATAGCAGACTTCCAAGTGTTACCTGTTACACGTGAAATAGGTTGTGTTAACGGACATACTATTCAGGAAGTTGGTGGTGACATTATCTTCCTTGGTCCAGATGGACTACGTACTGTTGCTGGTACAGAGAAAATTGGTGACGTTGAACTTGGCACAATTAGCCGACAGGTACAGCCAAGGTTTGAAGGACTAACTGACGTTGATGAATTTGACAGTGTAGTTCTACCTGATAAGACACAGTACCGTATATTCTTTTCTAATGCAAATACGACACGTGCTAATACAACAGGTGTTACAGCAGTCAGAAAACAAACCTATGAGTTTGCAGACCTTCGTGGAATAAGACCAAGTAGCACAGACTTTATTGTTGACCAAGGTGAATCAATAGTCTTACACGGTGAATATGATGGTTACGTGTATCGTCAAGAACAAGGCAATGACTTTGATGGTAATACCATTACAGGTAAGTACAGGTCTCCTGACTTATCATTAGGCGATGCAGGTATTCGTAAAAACTTTCAGCGTGTAATTATTAACTATGCACCTGAAGCTGCTGTTAATGCAGACCTGTTTGTAAGATATGACTATGAGTCACCACAAGTACCACGTCCTGCTGCGTATCCGTTTGACACTGCCACTGTTGTGGCTGTATATGGTACATCAGTATATGGAACGGCAACATACGGTGGACAGTCAAACCCACTGGTCAGGCAACC